GAGTCTTGCAAGGCAGTGGGGCTGAAAGCACAGAAAAGCACCCTTAAGTGGTGGGGTGAGCAGTCTGCCGAGGCACGGGCGGCGGCGTTCAAAGGAGAGCTACCACTCAACTTGGCATTGACCAAGCTGACCATGTGGATGCCGCCGCTCGACAACGCTATCGTTTGGGGTAACGGTGCCAACTTCGACAACGCACTGGTGGCCGCTGCGTACCGAGCGGTGGATATAGATACCCCGTGGCACTACTGGAACGACCGCTGCTATCGGACGATGGCGTCAATGTTCATGCGAACCAAGGTGGAGCGGGTAGGCACCGGGCACCACGCGCTGGACGACGCCAAGACGCAGGCACTGCGGCTGATCAGGATGGCGGAAGATCACGGGTTTAGCCTCAAGTGAGTCATGCAAATCATTGACAACAAAGCGCTGTTGTTGAAGCTCCGGCACCCTGAGCGGGTGCTGGCCAGCATTCCTAAGTCCACCAAGCTGGACGACGGGCGGGTGCTGGTGGCGTGGGGCCTGGACGAGGCGCGGGTGCTGAAGAACATCGGTGTCAAAGGCGTGCCATCTCCCATCGAGGGACGGTACAAATGGCCCGGGCTTTACAAACCCTTCAACCACCAACGTACTACAGCGGCGTTTATGACGCTGAACAAACGCGCCTTTTGCTTCAACGATCCAGGCACAGGTAAGACCGCAGCATTCGCGTGGGCTGCTGACTACCTCATTAACAAAGGCTACGTCAAGCGGGTGCTGGTGATTTGCCCACTGTCTATCATGTCTTCGGCATGGCAAGCGGACCTGTTCAAGGTGGTGATGCACCGGCGCGTTGATGTTGCCTACGGTGATAGACGCAAGCGGGCCAAGGTCATCCAGTCCGACGCTGAATTCGTCGTTATCAATTTCGACGGCGTCGAGACGGTGCTGGAGGATCTCAAAGCCGGAGGCTTCGATCTCATCATCATTGATGAGGCGAACGCAGTAAAGACAGCGACGACAAAGCGCTGGAAGGCTATCAACGAACTCATCACCGCTGACACATGGCTATGGATGGCGACCGGTACCCCAGCGTCCCAAGCACCCACTGATGCCTATGGCCTTGCCAAAATGCTGAATCCCGAGTCGGTGCCAAGAAACTTCTACAGCTTCCGTGACATGGTGATGTGGAAGGTCACGCAGTTCAAATGGAAGCAGAAGTCCAACGCAGCCGAGATCGTCAACCGAGTACTTCAACCGGCCATCCGCTTCACCAAAGAGGAGTGCCTTGACCTACCAGAGCTTCTGTACACCACACGCGAAGTAGCGTTGACCCCACAACAGATCAAGTACTACAAGCTCCTGAAAGACCAGTTCATCATGTCAGCGGGCACCGAGACAGTGACCTCAGTCAATGCCGCGACGAACCTCAATAAGTTGTTGCAAGTCTCAGGCGGCGCGGTGTATTCAGACGACGGCAACACTGTCGAGTTCGACATCACAAACCGCTACAACGTGTTGTTGGAAGCCATCGAGGAGAGCACCCACAAGGTGCTGGTCTTCGTCTCGTATCGACATACCATCACGGTGTTGAACGAACGGCTGAAGGAAGACAAGGTCGCCGTCGAAGTCATCGACGGCAGCGTCCTGGTGGCGCAGCGCACGAGGATCTTCCAAGCCTTTCAGACCGAGCCCGAGCCGAGGGTGCTGCTCATCCAGCCTGCGGCGGCTTCGCACGGTGTGACCCTGCACGCTGCCAACACGGTCGTGTGGTGGGGCCCTGTGACGAGCAACGAGACCTACCACCAAGCCAACGCCCGCGTGCACCGCGCCGGCCAGAAGAACCCCTGTCTCGTGGTCAGGCTCTGTGGCAGCGACGTGGAGCGCAAGCTCTACGATTCGCTCGACGGCAAGACCGAGGACATGGAGTCCCTGCTCAACCTTTACCGAGAGGAGGTGCTTGACACAGCCAAAGTTCACCCGTAAACTCTGAACCCTTCCCCACAGGAGGCCACATGGAACAGGAAACCGAGGCACCCCAGGTGCCCACCGAGAAGCTCGTCAAGGCGTACATCAAGATGCGCGACGCTCGTGCCGCGCTGACCAAGAAGTACGAGGAAGAAGACAAAGCCATCAAGGATCAGATGGAAGTTATCGAGCACATGCTCATGGACGTGTGTAAGAAGGCCGGTGCGGACAGTATCCGCACAGGCGCAGGCACTGTGATCCGCAGTGTCAAGACCTCATATTGGACTTCCGACTGGGAGTCTATGCACAACTTCATCAAGGAGAACCAAGCACTCGATCTACTCGAACGACGCATCGCACAGAGGGCCATGAAGGACTGGCTGGAGGCGCACCCTGACCAGATGCCCAAGGGACTCAACACCGAGTCGAAGTACACCGTGACCATAAGGAGGTCGTAACATGTCTGAACTCACTCTTTTCCAATCCGGCAACCAGCTCCCTGCGCATCTGCGCCGGGGCGAACTCAGCGAGCTGACCAAGTCACTTATGGGTGGTGGTAACTCGAAGCGCATCAGCATCGAGAACAACGTCTGGCACATGCTCGTCGGCGGCAAGGAAGTCGCCGTCAACGAAGACCGGGCCATGAACGTCATCATCGTTCGTGCATCCGACGCCAACCGCCGCACGTTCTACGGCACTACCTACGAGAAGGGTGTCAAGGGTCGCCCGCAGTGCTGGTCCGACGACGGTGTCAAGCCGCACGACAGCGTGAAGACTCCGCAGAACCGCGCCTGTGCTGGGTGCCCGCAGGACATCAAGGGCTCGGGGGCCAACGAGTCCAAGGCGTGCCGCTATAGTCGCCCTGTGGCGCTGCTTCTGGAGAACGATGTGCAGGGTGACATCTACGCCCTGAACATCAACGCGTCGAGCCTCTTCGGCCAAGGCGAAGGGCGCAAGATGGGCCTGCAGCAGTACGCTCGGTTCCTCGGTGGGCACGGGGTCGAGGTCAACGCTGTCGTGACCGAGATACGTTTCGACGCCACGGCGAACATGAAGCTGGTGTTCAGCGCGGTGCGTCCGCTGACTGAAGCCGAGTACGACACCGTCATGCGCCGCAAGGACGATCCGGAGGCGGTGAGCGCCGTCACCATGAGCATCGCGGACATGGACAACGTGCCTGAGACCGCCGCGCCTGCACCGGTCGCTGTGGCCCCTGTGGCTGCGCCGAAGCCCGTGGCGAAGCCTGCCCCTGCACCCAGCCCGTTCAAGGTCACCAAGGACGTGCCAGCCCCTGCGGAGGCCGCTCCGGTGGTCCGTGAGGCCAAGGTCTCTGCGCCGATCACCAACGACGGCCCCAACGTCAACGCGATCCTGTCCGCCTGGGGCGACGACGCCGACGACTGACGATCATGGGGGCGGCGGCAAGCGCCGTGCGCGGGGGTCGCTCGTAGAGGTCTCCTACTCCTGCAACAGCCCCGGGTTGCGCCGGGGCCGCCCCCACCCAACACCATGTACACCACAAAGATCATCCGGCGCAACGCCGACGCTGACCCGAGCCTGCTCGGTGTGCAGCTTGGTCGCCTGTGCATCTACAAGCTCGTCCCTGTCAACCGGATAGCTGCAGACCTGGGTGTGACCAAAGCAGCGATCTACTCGTGGTTCTCAGGCCGGCGCGATGTCTCGAAGCACTTGCGCCCCAAGGTCGAAGCGTATTACCGTTCGACCCTCGCTTTGCCCTGACCGGGCACCCATGCACCGTCCGCAGCGCTCGCCGCGCTCGTGGCTAACCCCGTGTCACCATGTCTCCACAAGAGTTCTTCGAGAACGTACTACCACATGGCACGCGATACTCTCTCAGGCTAGTCAAGAAGATCCCGCTTAAAGAAGCTCTGGTCTACAACCGCATGTATACGTCCGCTGCTGATATGGCGGATGCGGTAGAAGAATTCAACAATAACGGGTGGGATGTCTACTACGCTACTGCCGGCTTCGGTGCAGCCAAGGAAGCCGACGCTGACAACGCAGTCGCCAAGAGGGAGTTCTATGTTGATGTGGATTGCGGGCCCAAAAAACCCCATGCTGATAAGGCTGCTGGCCTTGTCGCCCTGCGTGAGTTCTGCAAAACCGTAGGTTTACCAAAGCCTACTCTGATCGACTCAGGTAATGGCATTCACGCGCACTGGTATCTCCAAGACCCAGCACCGATCCATGAATGGAAGGCGACGGCTGACGCTCTGAAGGCCCGTTGTGTCAAGGAGGGTTTCGAAGTTGACGGTGCCTGCACTGCCGACATCGTCCGGGTACTGCGCATCCCTGGCACCCTGAACCGCAAGAACGACACGCCGGTCACCCTGCTGACCCCGATCAAGTACTACGCCTTCGAGTCCATCCGCGACGCCCTCGGTGCCCCCGAGGTGGACATGTTCGCGCAAGCCCGTGCGTTGTCGGGCGGGGTGTCGCACGAGACCAAGAAGCTCTTCATCGACCCGAATCGGGTCAGCAGGTTTGAGACCATCTGGATCAAGTCGAACAACGGCGAAGGCTGCGCACAGATCGCTGAGGCGGCGAAGAACCAAGAGTCCACCCCTGAGCCCGTGTGGCGTGCGGTGTTGTCGATTGCTCAGCACTGTGAAGACCGGGACTGGGCTATACATGACGTATCAAAGAACCACCCCAACTACAGCCCCGAGGAGACAGAGCGTAAGGCTGCGCTGACCAAGGGCCCCTACACCTGTGAGACGTTCCAAGGACTTGACAACGCGAAGCTCTGCGCTGGGTGTCCGCACCTGGGGAAGATCACGTCTCCGATTCAACTGGGCTCCGAGATCAAAGTCTCGCCGCCTGAGCCCGTGCAGGTCGAGGTCAATGAGAACGTCATTGAGATCCCGCCGTACCCTCCGCCTTTCTACCGTGGCGGTACTGGGGGTGTGTATCAGGAAGTGAACTTAGAGTCTGGTGGGTCGCGTCGCATCAGGATCTATGACCATGACATCTATATCTACAAGCGCATGCGTGACACGGCAGGGGGCGGCGACACACTGTGGGCTAGGCACCATCTTCCCCACGGCGACATTCGAGAGTTCAGTCTGCTTCAGAGTGAGATAGCGGCGTCAGACAAGTTCAAGGAGGCGGTAAACCGGGAGGGGGTAATTGCATTTGAACCTCGGCAGCTCATAGCTCTGCAGCAGATGTTTGGGCTGATGATCCGAGACCTCCAGTTCAAAGAGAAAGCTGACAATATGCGTACAAGATTCGGCTGGACACAGGACAACACCTTCGTCATCGGCAACCGCGAGTACACCAAGCGGGGTGTGGTCTATACCCCCGTCGCCAAGCCGGTCGAGCATTACGTGTCGTGGTTCACGCCCAAGGGCTCCCTGGAGAAGTGGACTGAGATTGCACAGCAGTACAACCACCCCGAGATGGACTACCATGCGGCGGGTTTGCTCGCAGGGTTCGGCAGCGTGCTGATGAACTTGTCGCCTGAGAACGGTGGCATCATCAACTTCTACTCGAAACGCTCAGGCACCGGCAAAACCACCATTCTGCGGATGGCCCTCTCAGTTTTTGGAGACCCTGTGTCTCTGATGAAGGATGCACAGGACAAGACCCTGACCAAGGTGCACCGGCTCGGGCTTATGAACGGCATCGTTGGCACCCTAGACGAGATGACCAACGCGGACCCGCACGAATTGTCGGATCTGGTCTACAACAACACCCAGGGTCGTGGCCGTGACCGTATGGAGGCTGGGCGCAACGCGGAGCGGGTCAACAACATTCGTTGGAAGCAGATCTCGGTCTGGTCAAGCAACTCGACCGTTGAAGACCGACTGCTGATGATCAAGAGCGATCCGGCAGGGGAGCTGGCGCGTATCTTGGAAATTCATCTCCGTACACCTGTTCCTTCTGATGTGCTGGAGAAGCAGAAGCTCTTCAACGCGTTGCTCGACAACTACGGCCATGCCGCTGATGTCTTCCTACGCTACGTCATTCCGAACTTAGATCAGGTTAAGACTGTCTGGGAGAACACACGAGACGCTATCTATTCCAAGAACAACTGGACCCAGACCGAGCGTTTCAAGCTCAACAACGTGGTGTGCATCATCACTGCGGGTCTGATTGTGAATTCTCTTGGGCTCGTCAAGTTCAATGTCTCACGTATCATGGACAAGCTGCTGAAGTGCGTCAAGCAAGCGACGTATGAGCAGGAACTGTCTGCGACCTCGGCTATTGGCACGGTGGCTACTTACATCAACAAGAACATCCGCAATGTGCTGATCGTTAACCGCAAGCCTGCGGCAGTGGGTATCAACGACAGGCCAATCCTTGAGCCGATGGGTGAATTGTTGATCCGCTACGAGCCTGACAGTGACGTGCTGTACATCTCCAAGAAGGAGTTCACCAAGTGGTGTGCACAGACCTTCATCAACGTGAAGGAATTGTATGGTTCATACAAGCAAGAGACGGGTGGGGAGATGACTCTGATC